TACCACTACCCGCTCCATCTGCTATGAATATCTCACCAGCATTAGCAGAGGCAACCCCCTTGGGTTCATGTAAGTCTGCACCAGTGATGTCTTTATGCTCTATAGTCAAGGGGTTCTCCTTTATTAAATTAGGGGAGGGACTTTCACCCTCCTAAGTTATGGTAGGTTACTTACCTACTTTGTCTACGATATACTCTACAATGACACGACCCTTACCAGCGGTCAGGTCATCTACTGATGGAAGAACAACAAGTTGTCCTACTTCAGCACCAATGGTGAAGCCCACAAGAGCACCAGCACCAGTAATGAGAGCACCATCAACAGCGATAGTAGCTTGTGTTGCTTCAGCAGCAGCAATCAAACCATCGACATCAATAGCAGTAGCATCACCCTCTTCCAGACCAATGTTCAAGTCTGAAGTAGTAGAGGTTGATGTAAAGGGAGTAAGAATCTCTAGTGTAGCAGATACAATACTCGCATTAGCTGGGATGGTAGCACCTAGGTTGCCATCATAACCAGCAGGGAGGTCATCAAAGTCGAATGTCCATTCACACGATTTAGTGCGTCCGTCCTCAACACCTTGACGACCATATTTACCCTCAGTAGAACGAGGGCCATAGTGTACAGCGACACCACGTTTTGCAGCAGTTTCAATACCCATAATTATAATCTCCTATTAGTATGCGGTAGCAGAAGTAGTGATGATACCAAGGGTATCGACACGTTGCGCACCAAACCCGAATCGAGCTGAGGTTTGGAAACGGTCTTCACGTAGTTTATTCTCACGCCATCCCTCAACAGATGCAAGGCGACGGTCAGCACGCATCATAGGACGAGTGTTGTCATCAGCAATACACATTGCGATATTAGCATAATCACCAGCTACAGTAGTAAGGTCAGTACCATCACGGTCAGTGAGGTCTGCTTCTACACCAACAGTAGGAAGACGATTAGAAGTGTAGATGTCGAAACCAAAGATGTTCTTAAGGAACTTATGGTCACGAGCCCACCCTTCTTGAATCAAACCTTCAAACATTGGGTTGTTTGCAAGTGCAGTAATACTAGTAGCTTCATTGACTGTGAGTTCAACGATAGGGTCTACGATGAAGATACGACCAGCAGCAGGTACGTTAGCCTTGTCGAATGCATACTTCATATATGCCAAGTCCATCAGCTCAAGCTCACGACTAGCACCACCACCAAGGAAACGGTGTTTAATACCATTCACGTTGTTAGCAGCGTTAGCAGTTTGTGCAGCATTACATGCAGCTAGGAAGCTAGTTTCAACAGCCTCTTGAACAGCACGAGTAGACTCCATTGCCATAGCAGCAGAGAGTTGTTCTACTTGACTACCATCCTCACGGAGTTCGTCAGATACAGCCCATGCATCACCAATGTAATCAGTGATAGACAGAGTTACATTACCTGTATCAATTGGGTTAAAGGTCATGGCTACGCCTTCTTGAACATCCTGAATGGTACGAGTACCAACAGTTTTAATGTTCAGGGTAGTGCCAGCTTGGAAGTCAGACACATTACGTGCCATTACTTCTGGCAGCATGCCATCGGGAAGGTTCTCGATTAGGAACTGTGAATACTGTTCCGCTTCGATAAACGCTTGTGAATTATCTGTGCCTTGTGTAGACATTTATTTATCCTCTGTTTAAGTTGTTTTACGTGCGTTACGCCAAGCACCTACCATATCAGCGGTAGTAGCCCCTACAGGGACTTTGGCTGATGCAACTGGTGCAGGGTGTGTTGTTGACAATGCCTCAGTATTAACCGAGCTTTGTGTTTTCCCTAGCATGGCTGGAGCAGTACTCTCTCCAACACCAGCTAGTTTTAAAGCAGCTTTTGGTGACGTTGCAGCGAGTTGATTAAGAGCTTGCATTGATAGGCCATTATCAGTACCAGCTTTATAAAACATCTCTTCTGCTTTATCACCATACACTTCGGACATCTTAGAAGATACACTAGCTGTATTAGCATCTAATGCCTTCTTACTCTCAGCAGCTTTGAACCTAGTGTCCACTAACGATTCTAGCTGTGACAGGTCAACAGGTTGAGCAGAGGGTGTCTCTGGCTGACTCTGTGCCTGTGATTCTATGGTTGACATAATCTCTTCAGCAGTCTTACGCTTACCTAACTCTGTATTTAAAGTAGCCATCTCAGCCTCTAGCCTAGAGATGTGTTCCTGTGCAGGAGCTACACTGTTAAGTGCGGAAGTTACGTCAGTATACTTCTGTCTACCATCATCAGCTTTAATAGATTGTAGCAGGTCTGCATACTGGTCTACACTAACTGTTGGTTCCTGTGTTGGTACTTGTACAGCACCTCCCTCAGTGGGAGCTTGAACCGGGGTAGGTTCGGTATTAAAAATAGTTTCTGTTTGGGTTTGGTCAACCATGTTATTTTACCTTTGGTAATAGTTCAATTATCTTTCTTAAAGTTCGTTTACTTCCATTTCTATCTGCTTGATACTCAGACCAAGCTGGCATGTAGTAATGGTCTTTCTTCATACCATCTCTCTCTAACGCATCCAAATCCTCCTGTAATATGTCCTTAAGGACATTCCACACATCATGCATGTGGTGTAATCTATTCTGGTATTCTGCCTTAGTAGCTGCATCAGGAAGATGCTTTAACCATCTACTCGACAGGGACATCTTCCACTCCCTCTGGTTCTGTTGGTGTGATACTATCAACATCAACACTCTCTTGAGCAGAGTTCATTAGCTTCTGTGTCTCAGCCTGTTCAAACACACCTACGTTCTTACGAATGATTCCATACTTCTCCCAGCCAAACAATTCATTAACTGCCTCAGCTAGTTTAGAAGTAGATACATGTGGGTTAATCATCTGCCCTACAGGACTATTGAATACACCTGTCATGTTCTGTATGAACTGTGCTCTAGCAGAGAAGTGTGAACTGCCTAGAGGACGTAGCTTACCACTAGCAGTGATGTCTTCCTTAGTTACCTCTAAGAAGTCTACAACCCCAAGGTCATCATCCATAACACGTACTAGGTCAGACCCATTCATGTTACGTCTAGCGACCTCTAGGAAGATGTTGAGGATACGCTCAAGAAACTCTTTCTCAAACTTACCAATCTTATCTTGGAAGATACGACCACTAGCATTCTCTAGTGTCTGTACTTCATATGCTGTCTTCTCACCGGGAGTACGAATACCCATAGCTTGCTTAGGAGCACCAGCCATCTCTTCCATAAGTTGCATCAAGTATCCAATCTCATTGTTTACTTGGAATGCTGCTACGTTAGGAGTTAATAGTTCAATAGCACCATCCCCATCAGGGATGTGTATCTCTGCATCTGGCCCCCAATTAAAGGCATCTACATCTCCCTTAATTACTTTAGGTGGGTGAATGGTTAAATCTAGGGCATCTGCTTTTAGATTCTCTAAGTGGTCGATGCGGTATTGCATGCCTACTAGGTTATCAAGCGGCCCCATACCATATAGATTATCAGGACGTTCTCTCCATGCTACATGAGCACGATTGTCTTTCCCAAGCCATGAAGGGTTAGGTTCATTACGAACTACCCACTTCCTATCTAGTACAGTGATAAGGTGGTTCCTATAGAACACACCACTATCCGAATCAAAGATGTCTCCCTCAAGCTCTAGGATTTCTACATACCCTGAACCGTAATACTCACGTAAGCTGCCAAAGCCATCAGCAATATATCCCTCAGCTTTGTCTAGGTCAGAGTCTTTAAACTCTCCCATCACTCCACGATACTCTTCTAGGATAGCTAGTATGTCAGCATTATACTTAAGCTCTGGACGACTACCCATCTCCTCCTTAAGCTCACCAATACTCTTTACATACCGTGTGATTTTAGGGCTATCTGTAAAGCTTGCAGCAGCAGGATTAAACACAATGTCGTGAAGAGAATTCCGTACCAGCTTCGGCCCAACATAACCTTTAATAACTTCACCTGTCTCTGTGTCCGTAGTCTCTTCATTAACAAAGACCACTTCTCCAAAAACATTACCTGTATCAATATAATCATATAATAGTTTCGCTACAGTAATTTCAAAGCCAGATGATTTAACTTTGTTCTTCATATAACTTTCAATAGCTTCTTTCTTAGCTACTGTCTCATCATCAAAGCTGCTCCCTTCCCAACGTAACCAATCTGGATTAGAGAATAGAGCAGCCATATAATTAGCATGCAGGTTATCTCTAATCTGTGTGAGCTTAGGAGTGGTGGTACTATTCTTCCAAGGCAGAGAGGAATTACTAGTAGTATTTGTATCAGTAGCAAAGATGAAGTTACGCAACTCCTTCACTTCATTCTCTTTAGTAATACGCTGCGTCTTCCAATTCACATACTTAGCTGCTACTTCTACAGCCATAGCATGCGTATCGTATGTCTGTTGTAATTCTAAAACCTTACCTGTCATGCGAATGAAACCCCGCCAAAGCGATTGTGAGTTTGTATACTAGTTACGTTCTTATGCTTATTATTAAAGCGTCTAGGGGGAATAGCTATCTCAATTACCGATGCTAATGCATCTTTGATGTCATCGTGAGGGGGCTTGTTCATAACAAGTTCTTCCTCTAGTAATTGACAGTTACCACCTTTGTAATGCCACATAGTTAAGTTATCATATCTAGGTTCTAGGGTAGCAGCCATACGCTCCTCCTTAGCTCCTTGATGTCTATTAGGTCTGTGCTCATCTACACTGAGACTTAAACCCTCTTCTCTAATTTTGTCCTTAAGGTCATTTACAATAATCTGTTGGGCTACACTCACTTCAGCTCTAAGCTTCCTGAATCCCCACTTAACTACAGCATCCTTAACATGCTTAAAGTATTCAACAATCCTATCAGTCTTGAATCTATCTATATCTAATACATAGATGAAACCACCAGAGTCCATACCAATAACTACAATAGATGAGTAGTCAGCTTTCTTACGTAGACTAAAGGCAAAGTCAATAGCAGCATAGACGTTAAGCTTCTTATCCTTGTAGTACCAATCACCACCTGTCTGCTCTAAGTACTTCTTATCGTAGTATTGGAACTTCTCACGATTAACCTTATCGTTAGATGGGTCGTTAGGATTGTTGTAGTATTGTGCATAGAACTGTGTACTATCTACATACTTAGCTTTCTTTCTAGCTAACTCTCGTACATCAAATCCAAATACCTTACCATCACCTCTGTTCTGTTTAGGCCATAGAAACTCACCATCTGTTTCTACTACACGTTGGAAGACTTCATACACAGTATCTCTTCCAATCTGTTCACCATCATCATCGAATATCTCTTCTTGCATATCAATGAGTATCTGATACAAATCACTTGGATGATAGCGTGTTCCTACAGCCACCTCCTTTGCTCCTGTTGTCTCAATAGATGCAAGCTGAGAATACATAGAAGCAACCTTGTCTCGTCCTTCTCCTGTGTACGCATTAGTAGGTACTACTACGTCATCTAGGAATACATCAGTAGCATGGAAGCCAGTGATGTTAGTTGTTAGTCCAGCAGCAAAGACTGTCGAATCACGTACACCTTCTTTCTTTCTAACTACATGGTCTACACATATCTCTGTGTTAGTCCACTTCTCTCGCTTACCTTCTTCTGGCTTAACCATCTCAGGCCAGTAACGAGTATAAACCTTAGAGGTTAGTAGATTCTTAATAGCATACAACTGTTTCTCTGCTAACAACGCTGTAGCTGATACATACAAGATAGTACGTGATGGGTCAGTAGTAATCTTCCAAGCTGCATATACAGCAGCACAGTGACTCTTCTGATGGTCACGAGGGAGGAGTACTAAGGTGTTATCCTTTCTCTCTTCCTTCTGCCACCAAGAAAACAACTCCTCATGCACAGAGCCATACACTCTATGAGGATTAATTAGCTTTGCAAAGTAGAGGAGGTCTGACTCAGCTCTCTCCCTAATCTCTGCTAACTTGTCATCACTCTTGCTCAATGCATCTCCATTCTAGCCATATCATCAGCAATCTCTTTACTGATACCAGCAGCTATCTTCTTCTCTCGTTGTACTTCATTCTTAGATGGGCGACCTCTCTGAGCCATCATTCATAGCACTCTCACGTACAGCCATGACAGCCTCGCTTCTAACTTTAACTTCTAATTCATCACGCCACTTAGTGAGCCAAGGTTTGATATGATAACTCTCACACATCACTTGCCAATGCGCCCATGACCCTATCACTTCTACAGCAAAGGAATACTCTGTCGGGTCTGAATACTCTAGGAAGATACACTTGAGGCTCGGGTATGTAACACCATCCTTCTCAAAGTCTTCATCCTTCAGTGTCCATGATGGGGTATACTTAGGATGTTTATATTCAATGAACAACGCCTTAGTAAGCCACTTACCACATGGGTCTTTACGGTCAGCCATTAGCAATGTTTCCCTGTTGAGTCATACACGTTTAGAAACTCTTTACAAAACCAATTGGCATTTCTATCTCTCCAATCTTTCTTATGGTCTGCTAGATGACGTTTCAATCTAGTAGTCATTAACAATTCTTTTGGTAGTTCAAGGAACATGATAGACCCCCATGTGAAATTGAATAGCATGTCAGCTACTAACCCTACTGGTAAGATACTATATGCAATGAACTTACTCACTATACCCATAGTAGGTAGAGCTTTCTTGAATCCCATAATAGCTATATACAATACCCATGTATAGGGTAGGAGTAGTAGGATTGATAATGCTATATACATATAACCTACTATAGTTCTGTATCAATGATTACTTGTCGCAGTGCAGCTTCATCAACACATTCATCAATAACAGCCTGTATGATGGTATCAGCATCACGGATAATCTGGCGTGAGTCCTCAGCAACACTAGCACTCTTATCGGGTATCTGCTTGGATATGATGTCATCATGTGGCTCAAAGGCTTTAGCACGTTTAGTCCTACGCTTACCATGTACAATCTCTTTAGCCTTGCCCATGTTAGTAGTGATACTATCAACACCTAACTCCCATGCACTACGGAAGAGTTTATCTTCTGGTACATTGTTAGTCTCAATATACTGAGCACCAGTAGGGACACTAGAAGCCAATGAGCATACTGCTACTGAACTATCTTCTTGTTGATAAGCAATCATTATTTAATCTCCTTTCCACCGAATAATACCAACCCAACCTCATCTGCGTCGAAAGCCCCAGCACTATATCTACTAACTACGATAGGTAGAGAAGTTTTAGTCGCTGCTTTCGTGGAGTCATGGGAAATCGTTGCGCCACTAGTACCCGCTTGGTTTAGCGTTTGCCCAAAGGTGATGTTACGCATATCAAAAGTACCGTCACCTATTAAAGTGTATAAACCAGTCCCTCTATCAACTGCATCAACAATGTGCTCACTCCAATAAATCAAGGGTGGGTTAGCTGTACCGTCAAACTTAACAGCACCTACAGCCATTAGATTATTAAGAATATCACCATGCACCACCAAATCATTCTGCACCTCAACATCACCGAAGTTCTGCTTGGCTACAGGGAAGTTATCAATGCTAATTACTTCACCATCAGCGTTAGTAACAACCTTGGCTAAATAGGTGCGTTCTATTGTAGCAGCACCTGTAGTTAGTTGTGCATCCCAGAGGTACAATCCATCAGTACCATTACCTGTGTATGAGACATCCCCTGTTGCGTCCCCTAGATATATGTAGTGAGAGGCAGCACCACTAGCATCTGAGGTTGCTGTTACAGAACATTTGTACCACCCAGACCCAGTAGCTTCAATACTGTAGCTATCTAACTCACCAGTAACAAGCACAGTCCCATCTGATAGGTCAAAGGTAGCATAAGGGTTCCCAGAACCTGCATATTGAGCGTTGGGGAATGACATCCTAAGATGGTCTAGTTCTGATGCTTTTGCATACACACTAAATGTGTACTGAGAGGAGCCATCTACAGAGTACACCTGCCTTGCATAATGAGAAGTGTCAGTATCAACGGTGTCTATTAGTTTATCTGCTGAGTTAGACCCATCAGGTGCAGTATAAGCATCAGCGGATACCGATGCTCTAAGTTTAATCCAATCGGAATGGTCAAACTCTTTACTGCGGGTAAGTAAGTTATGAAGGTAACTATACATCTTCCCATCTTCTACCAAGTAGTAGTCAGCAGGGAGGATGGTGTTGAACTCTAGTTCTGCAATCTCAGTCGCAGCCCCATCCCCATGATTAAGAGTAATATCTACTCTATGGTAAAGGTAGGCAGTAGTATTAGCCGAAGTATCCTGTAAGTCACTCCACAATCCAATGGTAGGGTCAGTAAAGTCAGAGGATGTATAGGTGCTATCTACAGCTACCCAAACGTACCCATCATTACTACCTTCAATTGTGAACTGACGAGGTATGGTATCTGCATCATCACTAGCTCGCATTCTCCACGATTTAAGGATACGTTTCTCAGTACCTTTATACTGAATAGTGGATGTAGTGGTGGATAGGACGCTCCACTTGGAAGTAGATAGGCCGTTACTGTCCTTATCAAAGGCATGATACACTTCCTCAGTAGCCACTTCCCCACTAGCCAGCACAACCCCTGTCTCACTCTCATAATCAAAGTGCTTGGCAGTTGTCCGTAGCGAGCTGTCCAGAGGAGAGGTCGTACCCCACTTATCCTTATCAGTGTAGACAAACAGGTTTAGGTCTTCATACCCTGCACCTAGAGCATGAGTCTTACCACCAGTAAATTGATATTGAGTATCTACCTGACCTGAAGCATTGAAGCCATTGGCTACAGAGACAACGGTGCCGTTCTCAATAGAGAGGGTATCAGCATCAGTTGGGTAGGGGAAGTCAGTCCATGCTTTAGTTGCGTCGATGTTAGTCTCAGCGAAGGCTAGGAAGAGGAACTCGTTATTTAGATTATTGGCTGCTGCTCCTTTAAGCACAAACCCATCTTCTACAAAATCTAATCTACCACCACTACCTGTACCCTCTGCATTAGATAAGTTAGCTTGTAAGTAATTGTCATCTGTACGGATGGTGTCATACATCTCCCAGCCGCCTGTACCAGTAAGATTCTTTACCATTACAAACGCTGGCTTAAATCCGCAATCAACATAGTTACCAGCAGCATTAGTACCGATGTACTTACCTACTTTTGATACCCCATCTACTGAGGCAAAGTGGTAAGAAATTGTATTATAACTACTCTCGTTCCAGTATACAGAACTAGAGATAGAAATAGTTTTATCAGTAATAATGGCATCAAATCCAGTGCCTAAATTTGAAGTAGAGTCTAGCAATAAATGATTATCTCCAAATAGCGGAGACTTAACTATCCAGTTATAGGCGCTATCCCTGTTCTTAAAAATACTCAGCTCAGGAACTACACCAAGATGATGAGGAATCTCATGCCCATCAACACCATCACCCTCATATCCTACGATAGAGAGGCCCATATCAGCATTGTAGTGAGCTGTGTATTCCTTACCACGATTGGTTAGGGTACTAGTTGCGGCAGAGGTTGTTTTGAGGTAATCACCAGCAGAGGATGTTGGATTAAGTTGAGCGCCCCAGATATAATTATAAGCACCTACATCACCGCTATACCCCCCTAATGTTGTTGCTGTAGGGTATAAGCTAGGCTCACCAATTAAGTCACCAGTTGTATCAAAGGTGGCTGAACATCTGTACCAATCATCCCCAACATCTACGATAACCCCCTCAGCTTCACAAGTGCCATTAACTAAATCAAAACCTACGGCTATACTTTCTCCATAGGCGTATGTTCTTAGTGTTAAATATTGGCCTGTACCCGCTTTAGCATATACAGAAAATGTATGGTCACGACTCTCGGTTACTGTCTTACTCTGGTATATCCTATGTGAGCTTCCCGTAGGCTCTACTTTTTCAGCAGTTGTATTACCGTCTGGTGCGACAGCAGCATCCGCTGTCATTATTAGGCCACTATCAACCCAATCAGTATGGTCAAACTGCTCAGAATAGGTTAGGAGATTCTTAGCTGTTTTCTTATTGGTTTGGAAGCTCCATGCTACATAGTCTTCGGTATTGGTGTTAAGGGCATTAGATGAGCCGACACTAACCCCAGTAGAATCAAATGAAGTTAGTGAATTAACATCATCAAGTTCAACATTAGTAGCACTTGATTGCAGAGCTAAATTAACCCCACGAACTGTGTCAAATAGTCTATGAGTGTCTGCGGCATCTCT